TATAGATGTATCAGCAAATATGTCTTCATCTTTTATTAAAATAATTTCATTTAGTGGTGAGATAGAAGCAACAGGAAATATGCAAGGTTTAGGTGGTGCAGTATTTGAAGGATTTTCATTTATGGGCGCACAAGCAAATGTGTATGTTAATGCAAATGCAGTCTTTGAATATGTTGTCACCATTAATGGAAATGTAACAACAGAAGCAGATTTATACATATACGGACAAGAATGGACTCCTGTATCTACAGGTAGTGAAACATGGACACAAATAGGATAAACGAGGTAAATTATGGCAAAAACTAAAATTTCAGAATATAGCTCTACTGCTAGTAGCAATACTGACATAGACAGTATTAATATTGACGAGGGTTGTGCTCCCAGTGGTATAAACAATGCTATTCGTGAGGTAATGGCACATCTAAAAGACTTCCAAGCAGGTCTATCAGGTGATACATTACCAGTCGCATCAGGTGGAACAGGTGCTACTACTACAGCAGGTGCAAGAACTGCATTAGGATTAGTAATTGGAACAGATGTTCAGGCATACGATGCAACAATATTAAAGTCAGCAAATATTGGATCTACTGTTCAAGCATACGATGTAGACACATTAAAAGCAGATGTAGCAGACACATTGACTGCTCCATTCAGAGGAACAATTACAACTGATAATGATTTAAACTTTAACTTATCAACAACAAATAATTTTAAATGCACACCTTCTTCAGGAGCTGCTTTAACATTTACTAATCATGCTGCAGGTCAATCAGGTTATGTTCTTTTAATTAACACAGCAGGTGTAGCAATTACTGCTGCAGCTACAACTAAAATTACTGCTGATGATTTAACTACAATATCTACAGCAGGAACTTATTTAGTTTCTTATTTTGATGACGGAACAAACGCATATTGCACAGTTAGTGCAGCTTATTAATACGGAGATTTGCTTTGAGTATACTAAACAACAGTAATGCCATACCTGTAAAGGGTGGAGGATATACAATAGATCAAAGTCTACGCTTGCGTGCAATTGCTAGTAATTATTTAACAAGAACACCTACTACAGCAGGTAATCGTAAAACATGGACTTATTCCGCTTGGGTTAAATTAGGAATAATTGGAAATGTAAATCCTACAATATTTTCTGTTCAATCTGGCATATCAGTAGGCACACCAAACTTATTCATTTGGTTTAGAAGTGGTGGTTTATATGTGTTTCAGGAAGTAATACAACAATCAACCACATGGGCAGCCGCAACAGTAGCAAATTTTAAAGATCCATCAGCATGGTATCATGTCGTTGTTGCTGTAGATACAACACAAGCAACTTCATCTAACAGAATTAAAATGTATGTCAATGGAGTTGAACAAACATTAAATAGTCCAAGTTATCCATCTCAAAATTATGATACTTTAGTCAATTCTACAAACGCAACATATATTGGTCGCTCATCAACAAATGGAAGTAGTTGGGATTATTTTGACGGACACATTACAGAAGTCAACTTTGTAGACGGACAAGCATTAGCACCAACAGAATTTGGTGAATATAATGAAGATACTGGTGTATGGCAACCTAAACTATATGGTGGATCTTATGGAACAAATGGTTTCTATATTGATGGAACAAATAATGGATCATCTACTATATTAGACCAATCTGGAAATAGTAATAATTTTACTTCAAGTGGAATGACATTAGGAACTTCAAGTTCTGTTAATTATGCTTTAATGACAGATGTTCCAACATTAACAAATGAGGATACTGGTAACTTTTGCACATTTAATTTTTTAGATCAAGCAACTATGAATACTGTAAATGCTAATCTAACTTCGACAAATAGTGCAGGTGGATCATGGCAATCAATTAGAGGAACAATAGGAGTATCATCTGGAAAATGGTATTGGGAAGCAGATGCTATTAATAGTTCATATTTAAGAATTGGTGTTGGATTACAAACAGCAAGTTTAACTTCTAATTATAGTAATCCTACTGATTCATGGACTTATGTTGATACGAATGGCAATAAAACTGGTAATGGTTCTGAAACAGGATATGGTGCTTCTTATACAGATGGTAATAAAATAGGTGTTGCATTAGATATGGATGCAGGCACATTAACATTTTATAAAAATGGAGTAAGTCAAGGAGTTGCATTTAATACTGGATTAAGTGGTAAAGAAGTGTTTCCATTATTTGCAGGTTATAATACTTCTAGAGGTTTTTCGGTCAACTTTGGACAAAGACCATTTACATACACACCACCTACAGGATACAAAAAACTAAATACATATAACCTACCTGATAGTGCAGTTCTTGATGGTAGTAATCATATGGATTCTATATTATGGAATGGTAATGGAAGCACACAAACAATTAGTGGTTTGGAATTTAGTCCTGATTTAATATGGATTAGAGGAAGAAACTTTTCTGATTATAAACAAGCATTTAATACTAATAGTGGAATCAACAAAAACTTATCATTAAACCAAACAGTTGCAGAACAATCAGGAACAAGTATTACATCTTTTAATTCTGATGGTTGGACAATGGGTTCTTGGAATAATATTAACGGATCAGGAAGAACTTATGTTGGACATACATGGAGAGGTAGAGATTCTACTGCTGTATCTAATACAGACGGAACAGTAACATCTACTGTATCTGCTAACCAAACAGCAGGAATTAGTGTTGTAACATTTACCAGTGGAGCATCTAAAACAGTAGGTCATGGTCTAGGAGCAACACCTGCTTTTATCATTGCAAAGCAAACAAATATTTCAAATAATTGGGTTTGTTATCATAAAAGTTTAGGTGTATCAAATGTTCTTGAATTAAATACTACATCAGCACAAGTAGCATTAACTAATTATTGGGGATCTTCAGTTAATAGTTCAACTTTTGGAACTCCTTCTAATAGTGGTTATATACTTGCAAATGGAAATATAATTGCTTGGTGCTTTGCAGAAGTAGAAGGATTCAGTAAGTTTGGTTCTTACATAGGTAATGGTTCTTCTAATGGTCCATTTGTATATACAGGATTTAGACCTGCTTTTATTATTACAAAAGTTGCAACAGGATCAAGTGTTCAAGGTTGGTTAATGCGTGATACAAAAGTAGATCCATATAATGTAAGTGACACTATGAGTCCTGCTAATACTTCTAGTGGTGATATTAATAATTCAGGTGCTTATGGTATAGATATATTATCAAATGGATTTAAAGTTCGTGGAACAGATGGTGGTGTAAATCAAAGTGGAGGAACTTTAATATATATGGCATGGGCAGAAAACCCATTTAAAAACGCACTAGCAAGGTAATTTAATAAAAGGAAAACATTATGTATAAATTAAACAATAAAGTATTACAGGTAGGAACATCATTTACACATGATGGTATCCTTTATCCTAGAAACTGGTTACAAAAATCAACAGAAGCAGAAAGAACTGCTATTGGTATTGTATGGGAAAATGATCCAGTTCGTGCTGATGATAGATACTATTGGGATGGTGACATCAACAATCCAAAAGCATTAGAAGATAAACTAGTAACAAAACAAGATGGCACACCATTCTACGAACAAAAGTGGAATCCTGATACAAAACAAATGGAAGATACAGATGTTCAAATGGTGACTAAAGGTCTGAAGTCTAATATGATTACACAAGTTAAACATACAGCAGGAACATTACTAGCACAAACTGACTGGTATGTGATTCGTAAAGCAGAACGCAATGTAGACATTCCTATTGATGTAGCATCTAAACGAGTAGAAATCGTTGCAGAATCAGAAAGATTAGAAACTGCTATTGCAGGAGTAACAAATGTAGAGCAATTAATTGAGGTAATGAATTCTCAAGACTGGGGTGAATAATTGACAACTCAACGAGTTCAATTTGGTGAATGGTTACCAGATCAACCTTCTATTGCAGGACAAATGATAGATGTTAATAATGTCATTCCTCAAGCAGTTGGTTATGGTTCTATTGCCAGTGCTGTAGATTTATCTAATAATGCAGGTGAAAATTTAACTTCTGTATTTGCAGGTAAATTTAACAACACCACACAGTTATTTGCAGGCGGTGATACCAAACTCTTTCTATACGATGGTGCAACTAAAAACTTAAACAATGTATCTAAAGCAGGTAATTATACTGGTTCAAGTATATGGAGATTTGCACAGTTTGGTAATGTTGTATTAGCAGTTAATAATGTAAATAAAGTTCAAGCATGGACTGTAGGTTCATCTAGTAACTTTGCAGATGTTGATGCTAATGCACCTATTGCTAAATTTATTACTGTAGTGCGTGATTTTGTAGTGACTGCTAACCTAGATGGTGGAACTAATGCTAACAAAGTGCAATGGTCTGACATCAACGATGAAACAACATGGGTATCAGGAACAACCTCGCAATCTGATTATCAGATCATTCCTGATGGTGGAAACATTACTGGCATCACTGGTGGCGAGTTTGGATTAGTTTTCTTAGAGCGAGCAATAGCGAGACTTTCATATATTGGCAGTCCTTTGTTCTTTCAGGTAGATATAATATCAAGAGGATTAGGTTGTATATCTACAGGTTCAGTATCACAATACGGAAATGTATCATACTTCTTATCAGACGATGGTTTCTACTCATGTGATGGTAATTCTGTCAGAGGAATAGGAACAGAAAAGATAGACAGATATTTCTTTGAACACGCAGACTTAAACCAATTTGATTCTATCTCTAGTGCTGTAGACCCTATTAAAAACATTGTGGTATGGAACTATCCTAATACATCAGGTGGTCGTTCATTAATCATTTACAACTGGCAATTAGATAAATGGTCTAAATCAGATACAACCACAGTTCAATACATATCATCTTTAGCAACTTCAGGTATTACTTTAGAAGGTTTAGATGCTTATGGAACAATGGACTCACTCCCATCATCACTAGATTCAAGAGAATGGGTTGGTGGTAAACTATTATTTGGTGGTGTAAGTGGACAAAAGATTGTGACATTTACTGGAACAAACATGAGTGCTACATTAACCACAGGTGATTTAGAAGTAGGATTTAACAGTTGTGCTAATTTAGTCAGACCACAAATACAAGATGGTTCATCTACAGTTAGAATTGCATCACGAAAAGAATTAGATGATCTTATTACTTTTGGTTCATCTGTTACAACCTCATCTGAAGGTCGAGCAGGTGTAAGAAGTTTTGGTCGTTATCATCGTGTAGAAGTCACACCAACTGGTAACTGGACACACGCAATAGGAGTGGATGTAGATATAGTTCCTAGAGGAATTCGATAATGTTTAGAGTCTTACCTTATCAAGGTGGAACACCTCGTGAAATATCAGAAGTCGTAAACAATGCGATGAATGGTAAAACAAACAACACAGGCACAGTTACTTTAAATACAGGTTGGGCAACAACAACGACATTGTATGATGAAAGAATAGGTTTTGATTCTGTTATTTTATTAGCACCTATTACTGATGTAGCAGAAACCTCTACAGCACCTTATGGTGAGTTTACTAAAAACACAGACCAGTTAGCACCAAGTTCAGGTAACACAGCAGTGGTTGAATGGACTACAGAACATGAAATAAATGGTATGTATTTAGATGGAGTCAATACATCAAGAATATATGTTAGAAACAATGGCATATATAAAGCATTATTTTCTTTACAACTAGCAAACGCTAATAACGATGCAGAATATGCAGATGTATGGTTTA